AACCCATCCCTCATTTGCAACTCTTCCTGTTGTAGTACCTGTAGTAATTTGTACTGTTCCTGTTAAAACTGGACCACTGAAACTAGTTGTAATTGGTTTTGCCATAATTTTATATATTTATACTATCAAAAAGAAAGGCCCCAGTAAAGGGGCCTTTCAAATAATTAATACTTTAAAATCAAGTACTAAGCTGCGCCTGAAGAACCGAACATTCCTCTAGGGTCAGACCAACCAAAAGAGTATCTCTCTCTTGCTTTGTATCTAACGTTTCCAGTATCGAAGTCACCTTCCATAGCTGTTTTGATAGCTGTTCTGACAAAATGCTTCATTCCATTAGGAACGTCCGTTTTGATAAAGAATGCATCAGGATCAGTAAAGAAATTGTTCACAGAGTAACCTTGTGGAACCATTCCCATGTTCTTGATTGCATTGATATCATTGTCAGCAGTACCAACTCTATTTGAAGATTTCATTAGTCTGTCAGCTGTAAATTGAAGCTCAGAAGGAATAAGTAATTTCATTCCTCTAGCAGCAATTTTTAAACCTCTTTCATCAGTGAAAGCAGCGATGTCAATTAATGACTGCTCTAATGAAGTTTCGTTTAAATCAGCTTGAGTTGCTAATGTATTACTGAAAGTTCCAGCAATAGTTGGGTGTGATTGAGATAGTAATGGTTGTCCATCACCACCTGCAAACGATGTATTAAACGCGTTGTTTAATACGCCGGCAGCTTTTACTTGTTTGGTATTTGCCATAGATCTTGCTAAAGCTTTTGTATATCTAGACGCTAATCTATCATACAAATTATCTTCGATCGCTTCTTCTGTGATCGCAAATGCTAAAGCAATTGTCTCAGCAGTATATCTAGCAGTAAAAGTCTCTTGAGCGTTATCGAACACAACACCTGAACCTTCAGGTTTAACTTGTGCATTCGCGAATCCTGATAACATTACTTCCTCTTCGAAAGCTCTGTCGGAAGATTCAATTCCGCCGTCGTAGATCTCTACGTGCTGGTTTTCATACCGTTTATATTCCAGGCCGAATAGTGCATTCAATCCTGGCTCTAGTTCTTTAACTAGTTGTCCTCTTGATATAGCCATAATTTATTCTCCTATTATATGCCTGTTGATTGTTTTAAGAAATGTTCATTGATGATTCCTACAACATTCACGTTTGCCGCATAAGTAGTGGCATTCGCTAAAGACTTATTAAGAATATCTTTCGATACACCTAATATTCTAAATTGTGCTGTTGCTGAGGTTACACCTGATGAAGACAACTCTACGTCCGAATTAAAGTTCGAAACTGAACCTGCCGTATAAACAGTATTGGTATTTAAACCAATATTAGCTATAGGTAGAGTTCCGTCCATTTGAACTTCAAATCTTTCATAAGGATCATCACTTACAAAGCCAACAATATCTGTTGCAGTATTGCTCGCAGCTAAGTGATTAGCCCATCTTGGTTTTTGGTCTGGTACATCAGTATAAAAAACACCGTTTAAGGAACCTAATAGTACCGCAGTTGACGTTGCAGCTACACCAATATAACCAGTTGCTAAAAATTGCACTGGGTCATGTTGGTATATCGCATCTGAACTTGCAGCAATATTATATTCACTTAAACCTTGGTTGTCATTATTCTGTCCAGCTTTGCCGATGGCTCTAAAGCCAAAAGCACTGTCTTGGTTTACTAGTGACATTTTGTTTACTCCTGTTTAAGTTTAATAATATCGCGTTCTTTTTGGAATTACTAAAAAATTATTTTTTAGAACCACCAAAAGTTACACGACTCTGCCTTTCACTATTGAAAGGCATACTTGGGTGCTGCTCCTTCATGAGATCGTTATTAACCGCTTCGTCACGGTCTTTAGTTTGTTGCTCGTAATATTTCGTACGTGCTTCTGCAATCTCCTTGGGTATCCTAGCCAGCACTAGGCCACCATGTCCAATAACACCTGCGTATTTTCCTTCTTTAATCGTGGAATAAGATCCTTCTGGATATTCATCGGCTCTCACCAATTCCCATCCTGATCTTAGTTTGCTCGAGATATTTTTACTATCATCGTTTCCTAAGATTTCGGTTCTCAACCAACGATGGACGAATCCGTCCTTCGGCGCCGGTGCATCTAAACTTGATGGTGGAGTCCATGTCACAGGTCTCTTTTCAGAAACTCGGGATTGGCTCGCACGAGGGGTCTTCATTTTATCGTTTTCCATATGCCTATACCTCCTTCATGTATTTTTTTTGTTTCGCATACTCTTCTAATGGCACTCCTAGTTTTTTAGCAATTACAACTTCAGTAGGTGTGAGTCTGACAGTTTTGCGACTAGAATTTACACTTCGCCTTGCTGAAGCTACTTGTTGTGTCGGCCTAGTCGTATTAGTTTTTGCCGTTCCATCATTAGTATCAAATTTATGGGGAAATTCAAGTCTTATTCTTTTATCAATTTCAACATAATATTCGTCACTTTGAGGATCATAACCTTCTTCTTCGGTTAAGGTCTTATGCAGATCAAAAGCAGTATACGTCATTGCTTTATCCGAACCAAACCATCTATTACTAGAGGCCCAGCCTTCTGCTTTTTCATCCGGTACGTTTCTTCTAGGTTGTTGAGGGATCTCTAAATTATTCATAGTCGGAATAATAGCATCTTGTTCCTCTTTGTAAGCTTTTTGCTCTAACAATCTAGCTTCTTCGTAACCGAGACGAGAAATATCTTTTTGGATATCTACCTCTAAATTAATGTCGCCTGCATCTCGCGCCTGAGCCAGTCTGGCTTTGGCACCTTCTAAAGAAGAGGCTAATTTAGATTCTCGATCTTTTAAGCTGTTGGTTTCTAAAGAAGAATATTTTTTACCTAGTTTCTCTGCAGTCTCTTTTTGAGTTCTGGCATAGGTTAAGGCTTCGTCTTTTTGACGTTCTGCTTCTCTCCATTTTTTGGTGAGTTTAGCAATTCTTCTTTGCACATCTTTACTATAAACTTCTAATTCGTCTTTCTTTCCTTCTGGCTTATCTTCTGTAGTCTCTTGCTGCTCGCTACTTGCGTCTAGAGGCGAGGGGCTAGTGACTTCTTGTACTACTTCTTGTTCTTCTTTGATCGATACTTCTTCTTCAGGTGTAGATGTTTCAATATCTACGTCTACTTCAGGTCCTGAACTATCAATATCTACCATTTTCTTTTCTTCGTCTGGCATAGTGTCCTCCTATGTTAAATGTAATGCAACACAGATTCAGGATCTTGTACAGTTCCTAAAACTTCGTCGTCGTTGAGAATTCGGATCTCTCCGCCTTCTATTGGTAGTCGTGATCCTGCATATCTTGCAAAGATCACCCAATCTCCTTTTTTACACCAAGGATCTTCAAATTTATCTTTGTCCTTGTATGCTAATGGACCCATTTTTAAAACGTAACCACAGTTGGTTGCGATTCTTAATCGGTCTAATGATTCTTGTGCGATAATTAATCCACCTTTAGTTTTTTCTTTAGGGGTAAAAGGTAGAACTAGTATTCTCCAACCAGATGGTTCTGGAAGTTGATCTATAACTGGTTCAATAGACTCAGGGTTAAGGGGTTCCTTTTCTGGTGCTATGTTTTTTTCTTCTTGTTTTTCTTTTTCGTATTTCTCTTGGAGTCCAAGTTTAATCTTTGGTACTTCCTGATCCGAAAGGGACGATGGTATCGTCTCCTGATTGTTCTTGTCCGTCATTTTGCTCCTTCTTATTTAGCAGGTTAGAGATTTCCTGTAATATATATTGATAGGCATGTGCCTGACCTAGTAAATACTTGTATTTATCCATATTGTCAACACCACCTGTAATCATAGTATCTCCAATGTTTTGATATAACTTACGTAGGGCTTTCTGTACTTGTTGTACGAGTATTAGGTCGTCCATTTAGCAGTTCCACTTTCTTAGAGACTTATTAATTCTGCTATCCGGGTCTCTTGCCGTTTTTGCAGAGGTACGTTTTGACTTCATACCACTCATTCTAGCGCAAAAAGACTTACGTCTATTTGCTGCTTTAGAACCTTTTTTTAATTTAGACGGTTTTGTTGTTACGGCCGTCTTTAATTTAGATCCAGGGTTAGCTGCTCTATAAGAAGCAACACCTTTTTTATTTAATCCACCGGATTTAGACTTTCCTTCTTTCCTAGTCCAAGCTGCAGTAGCCATTACGCTTTTGTTTTATTTTTAGGGAAACCAGCTTTCATATTTTTATATGCTTTAGCTGTTATTGTAGAATCTTTTTTACTTCTTGAAATACCTTTTTTCTTACGCTTGTTGATGTTAGCCCATAGGCCTTCTTTAGACATTATTTTTTATCCTTACATGAACATTTTTTAATACTAAAAATAGTACAAACTAATAAACAAAGTTTATCTTTAATTTTTTTTAGCATTTTTTTTATTCGGTAAAGTTTTAGCATTTTTTTTAAACTTAGGTAAATATTTACCTATATCTGGTCTTTTAAGCCTACCTATTTTATTTATATTTTTAATACCTTCTTTAACACCTTCTTTAAAAGATTTTTTAAATGTTTTTTTTGTTCCGTCAGTCATAATTATTTTTTACTCCCGTTTGTTTTAATGATATCAGTAGCTTTAATTCCATAAATGGCTGCAACCACAGAAATCCAAAGTCCTGTTATCCACCAAGGCATACCATCCAATTTGTCAAAATACAAGTCTAGCTTTTTACCAATGTCTTCGTCTTCTGCAAATACAGAATATCCTAATAAAAATAAAGGGCTTGAAAGCACTAATAAAACGAATTCGTCTTTCCAATCGCCTTTTTGATGTTCCATTATTTTGCCAGAGTATTCAATATCTCCACGTTTCATTTTTTCGGCGTGAAATAATTGAGCTTCTGACATAGCAATCTTAGTTGCTTGTCTATTTTTGTAAATTTCGGAACCAGCTTTAAAAGCTGTACCTAACAGACTCCAGGGAAACATGGTTTAGTACCAAGTAGCTTTAACTGGTAACTTATCTGCTCTCATACCTTTAGTACCTTTAACAGTAACCGTTTGAGATTTATTAGGTGCAGTCATCTCTATTGTTTTAATAGGTGCTCCGACTTGAGATACTTTTGTAGTTTTATCTTTTTTCATATTGTCTTTTTAACCTTTTTTTATGCTTTTGTCATTAATTTTGATACTTATCTTTTAGTTTTGCAGATAAGATTGTTTTTTCAATAGAAGTATCGGCTCTTAAATTA